AGGGCGACATAAACCCGGTGCTTAAATTTAAAGAGTTTTACGTCAGTTGGGGGTGCATACGAGGCCCTAAAGATTTTCCGCCAGAAAAAATAAATGAGAAATGGGAAGAGTGGCCATACCCGAATGAGTGTGAAGTTTGAATTAAATTATAAGGCATCCCCAACGCTTTCGAAGTTTCATAACTCGGATGCGTTTTTTCGGGGGGTGAAAGGGCCGATTGGCTCGGGTAAGTCGGTGGGTATGTGTTTTGAGTTGTTTGTGGTTATGAAGACCCAAGAAAAATCAAAAGACGGGATTCGTCGGACGCGGCATATCGTGGTTAGGAATACGGCACCGGAGCTTGAGACGACGACGTTAAAGACTTGGCTGGACTGGTTCCCGGAAGAAGTGTTTGGTAAGGTAAACCGAAAACCGCCGATTTCGCATCATATTAAGATTGACGATGTGGAAGCGGAGGTTATTTTTTTAGCGTTAGACCGCCCGGAAGACGTTAAGAAATTATTGTCGTTGGAAGCGACAATGATATGGTTTAATGAGGCGCGTTATATTTTGAAAGAGATTTTAGACGCAGCTACGGGGCGGGTAGGTCGGTATCCGTCGCACAGAGAGAAGCCCGAAGGTTTTGAGGGGCAATGGCCGACTCGGTTTGGCGTTATAGCGGACACTAACCCGCCCGATGATTCTAGCTGGTGGTACAACATGGCGGAGGTTAAACAGCCGGACGGGTGGGTGTTTTTCGATCAACCGTCTGGGCTCAGTGAAAGCGCGGAGAATGTGGAAAATTTACCGCCTAATTACTACACGAATATGATGGCGGCTAAGCCACAAGAATGGATTGATGTGTACGTGCATGGGGATTATGGGTTTATACAGGAAGGCAAACCGGTATATGGCGAAAACTACATAGACAACACGCACTCTAGCTCGGATGTGAAGTATGATCCGGTATTGCCAGTAATTGTGGGTGTGGACTTTGGACTCACCCCGTCGGCGGTAATTACGCAACGAGACCCCTTTGGCCGTTGGCGAGTAGTTGATGAATTTCTAACGCCCGATGGCGAGACGTGGCCGCTCCAAGACTTTGCTAGAAATCTTAATAAGTATTTAACGAAAGAGTATAGCCAAGCGAATATTGAGTTATGGGGCGATCCGTCTGGTGGATTTAGAGATCAGCAAGGGATTACTGCGTTTGATCTGTTTAAAAAAGAACAGTTGTTTGTGCGCCCAGCACCATCCAATAAGTTTGAAGTCCGACGAGAAGCGGTATTGTCGCCGTTGTTGCGGTCGAGCAATGGCTTACCGGGGGTTGTAATAAGCCGACAGAAAGCTCCCATGGTGCGTCGGGGCTTTAACGGCGGGTATCACTATAAGCGATTGAACGTTGGCGGCGAGGCAAAGTACAAATTGGAGCCGGAGAAAAATCGGTTTAGCCACCCACATGATGCGTTGCAGTATGCGTTATTGGGCGGGGGCGAGCATAAAACAATGTTAGGTCGAAACGAGAAAATGCAAAAGCCGACGGTACTTCCGAAATTTAAAATATTTTAGTATACTATGGGCATGAAAAAGATTAGATGGTATGTGGTGTTTAGGAGAATACCCCCAACTAAACACCCAACTATGCGGCTTTTAAAAAAAGTGTTAGACCGAAATATCCAACACGTGTTTGCTTTACGAACAATTAGCCCGCACACGGTAGCCGTTGATTACACGGGGTTTAATATAAACACGAAACTATACGAGAATCAAACGGCCGAGGAAGTTTTAGCTGGGCATTTTGACCGCTCGAAGTATTTAGTTGTTGAATATGAAACGATCGAACGAGACTGTCGATCGGGGTTTCATATTGGAAATATAATACCGGGATGTGTTAGTATAGTTAAAATGGCACTAGGAATAACTAATTATGCGTTTACGCCGTACAGTTTGTACCGGTGGTTGGTGTTAAATGGCGGCAAGATATGTTTGGCAAATAAACAACATGGAGGTAAACTATGGGTGGCGGCAGTCCCAAATACGACGACTCAGTACAGCGTAAACAGTTAGAGATGCAACAAGAACAGTTGTTAGAGCAAGAAGAAGAAAGTCGAGCGCAACGCGAGCAGATTTCTCTGGAAAATACTACGGCTTTGTTGGCTTTAAGGCGCGGAACCGTGGGGCGACGGTCGCTTCTGTCCACGTCTGAGCGGGGTGTTGTGTGAGCGTTAAAGAAAAATTTTTAGCGACGTTCAAAACACTAGAGTCTCGCAAGCAACAATGGGACTCGACGTATGAAGAAGTGTACGAGTATTGTATGCCACAGCGGAATTTATTTAGCGAGACTACGCATGGCGAAAAGAGAGATAACGCTCAAGTTGTTTTTGATTCAACCGCAGTAAACGGTACTCAAAAATTTGTATCTAATATTCAAAACGTGCTAGTCCCGCCCATGAAAAAATGGGCTCGGTTAAAGACCGGTATGTTTTTAAAAGGCGAGAACGGACAAGAAGACGCCCAAACACTTAAAGAGCTAGAAACCATGGAGGAAAGGCTGTTTGAGTGCATTCATGCGTCGGCGTTTGACCAAGCAGTGTCCGAAGCGTTGTATGACGTTGCGGCTGGAACCGGAGCTTTACTTATCCGCCCGGGGACAATTAGGCAGCCGCTATTGGTTGAAGCAGTCCCGATTGCCAAATTATACATAGCAACAGGGGCCGATAACACGGTAGATACGGTGTTTCGGAAAATGAAAGTGCAATACCGAAACATTATGAGCACGTGGCCCGATGCAAAAATACCCAAAGAAATGCAAGACGCCTACGCAGAAAAACCCATGGACGAGTGCGAGCTGATAGAGGGCATGTATCCCGAAGAAATCACGGCAACCTATATAATCGACGGAGTGCAAAAAACTGAGAAGGTTATGGGGTTTAAGTATTGTATTTTGGCGACCAAAGGCAAGCACTTACTTGTAGAGCGCGAAGAAGACTTTTTACCTTGGGTGGTTTTTCGATGGTCCGTGGTTGCCGGCGAGTGGTATGGCCGCGGCCCGTTGTTGTATGCGCTACCGGATATTAAAACGCTTAACAAGTCGATACAATTTGACTTAACCGCAGCAGCAATGACTGGGCAGCCGCCGTTGCTTGTTGGCGATGATGGCGTTATGAGTTTAGAGAACATGAAACTGGAACCGGGTATTGCAATACCGGTGTACTGGGATATGGCGGGGCCAAAAATTCAATACTTAAACCCACCTCCGTATTCTAATTTACAACGGATTATTGTGGAAGACTTGCGGAAAAACATTAACGAGATGCTATTTACCGACCCGCTAGGCCCGATTGACGCACCTGTGAAGACCGCTACAGAGCAAACGATTCGCCAGCAGGAGTACGCCAATCGATCGGGCTCCTCGTTTGGGCGGCTGTTTAGAGAGCTTGTGGCAAAAACAGTTGACGTGTCGTTAAAATGTTTAGAAAAAGTAAGCGACCCAGAGGGTAACCCGCTTGTGTCGCTTGGGCAGTTTCGGGTAAATGGGCTCGAGATTGACGTTCAAAGTCTGTCCCCGTTGGCCACGTTGCAAGAGGAAGAAGAAATACTTAATCTAATGCGCTATTCGCGGCACATGATGGAGATTAAAGGGCCTGAAATGCTAGAGACGGTGTTAAACACAGCAGAATACGCCCGTAAAATCGCTACACATTTGAGTTTACCGGCGGGACTTGTACCCACGGAAGAACAATCCGCCCAAATTCAACAGAACATTATTGGCATGGCGCAGCAACAGCTAGGTCAACAAACGCCAGAGGCAGCGCAATGATACAAATACCGTTTAGCGACGAGGAAAAACTAGTGTTAATTCGGCTACTTAGAACCCCGGACGGGCAACAAGCGTTGAAAATTTTGGAAAATAACACAATTGGGAAACCAGTTATTCAGATGGTGCACCCCGATAGTGGCAATACTTTAATGGCAGCAGCACAACGAGAAGGACAAAACAGTGTAGTACGACAACTTAAACGACTTTTAGAGCAAGTGAAAAATAAAGCTAAGGAGGCTAATTAATGTCATTACTTCAGACCCCAACAGAAACAGCAGAAGCAGTAGAAACAGAAAACGCGCAAGCAGAAAGTGTAGAAGCTATTAGTGCGGAGGCGGAAACAGCGGATTTATTGGGGGGTAAGTATAAAACAGCTGGCGATCTAGCGGCTGCTTATAGCGAACAAAGTAAGTACATTGGGGAGTTGCGTAAGAACGTTAAAGAGATGGAGTCCAAATACGCCGCGCCAGAAAATTACGATTTTAATTTTGAAGAGGGCGGGCAGTTAGAGAAGTACAAAGAGTTAAGCGAAACTTTAGACTTGCCGTATCTTGCAGAGGTTTTCAAGAAAAATGGATTAAATAAAGAGCAAGCCGAAGGGGTGCTGGGAAGCTATTTAGAGTCAATAGAAGCGGCGAAAGCTAACCCCGAAGACGAGCTGTTAAAACTTGGGCATCGAAAAGAGCAAGTGCTTGGTGAGCTTAATAACTATAAGAGTGGCCTAAGCGAAGAAGACCAGAAAATATTGGATAGCATAGCGGTGAGTGGAGAGGCATTGGATTTTTTACACCGAAATCTAGTTAAACAGAATTTAACTATTCCATCAGGCAACGCAGCCGCAGCCCCAAAACAATCGGCTGACGAGCTTTTAGTAGAAGCTAGAAAGTATCATAAAGAAAATGCACATTTGTTTGAGGCGTACCCAGACAAGCAAAAAGAGTATTTAGGTAAGATGCGAAATTACTTTGTTGCGAATGGAGCAAAACTTGACAATTAAAAAAAAGTAAGTTATAATATTTGTAGTTTTTTTATGGCAACCTTTTTACGAAGCCCATAAAAGCTAAAGTTGACCCAAACTTTAAATGGCAGATGAGGCCCGCTAAGTGGCGATAACCCAATTCGACTGTTGTACTAGTTGTTAAGAATTGAGGATAAATCATGTCATATAATATTTTAAACACAGTCCAATTCAAAACATTTGAAGCGGATGTTCATCACGAATTTATTGAAAATGGTGGGAAATTAAGAGATACTGTACGGGTTAAAACTACAGGCGGAGAGTCGCATCAGTTTACAAAATACGGAGCGATGCGAATGACCGAGCACGCTGTTGCTACGGAAGTTTTAGTTAGTAACCCTCCGGTCACTAAAGTAACAATCACAATCAAACGATACGCAGGTCGTGTTCAGTGTGATGATTTTCTAAAAAGCGAAGTTCCCTACGATGCGCTTTCGGAGTTAAAACCGGCAATTACCGGAGCTTGTCGCCGAAAAGAAGACCAGATTATCATTGACGCTTTGGTTGCGTCTTCTCCGTCAAAAACTGTTGCTAAAAACATATCTGGTAGTAATGATAACTTAAACGTTGCAATGATTGCTCAATCAGCACTATTGCTTGACGAGGACGGGGCTGACGAGGATTCTCGCTACATTGTCGCAGGAGTGCGAGGTAAGCACCACTTAACTCAAGAAACTGACGTGAAAACGATTGATACGAGCGCGGTCAAAACTTTGGTTAACGGCAGTATCGCCAGCTTTTACGGGTTTGATTTTAAATTTATCGGGAATAACGGAGAGGAAGGCGGGCTGCCTTTGGCTACTAATGACCGAACAAACTTTGCGTATGCTAAAAGCGCGGTAGGTTATGTAATGAACCGAGACTTTACAATGCGCGTAGAATATAATGCAAATATTATATCTGACGAGATTGTTATGTATTTTTCGGCGGAAGCTGGCGTTATCGATCAGTTAGGTGTCGTTAAGATTACTACTGACGAGTCATAAGGAGGACAGGTAAATGGCATTTGATATTAATTCATTTAAAGCAATAACTCAATACGGACAGGAGACTCCCGATTTGTTTATTTACAGCTCGCCCGATGCGTTGTCTGTAATTCGAGCAGCCGGGTATTTTAATGATCGGTCCGTAAACTTGAAAGTGAACGACATAATTCTTGTTGTGTCTTCAACTGGCGGAACCCCGGTTCACAGTTTTAATGTTGTTAACAGCAACACTGGCGGCGTCGTTGACGTAACCAATGGGCTTGTTATCACAGCTACTGACTCAGACTAGAGCTTATGACGCTTACAAAAGTTAGCTTGTGCACCGCTGCGTTACTCTTAATTGGGGCCGACGAGATCACGTCGTTTTCAGACAGTACGCGCGAGGCTAAACTATGTAAAGCGTTGTATGACACGACTAAGGATGGCTTGTTACAGAGCCATCCTTGGCGGTTTGCGATTAACCAAGTTGAGCTTAATAAATTAGCGGCCGCTCCGCTATATGGGTTTTCTTCGGCGTTTCAATTGCCAGCTAACTATTTACGGTTGGTTAAGAAGAACCCAGCTACGTTAGACTACGAAATTCACGAGGATAAAATATACTGTAACGCAACGGCATTGAAAATTACGTATGCGTTCGCCCCGCCAGAAAATAAGTTCCCGGCCTATTTTGCCCGTGCGCTTGAGTTTGCTATGGCTCGACTATTGGCGATTGCGTTACAAGAAGACTCCGATAAAGCGATGGTCTATGGCAATCTATTAAAACAGCAATTGATTGACGCTAAGTTAATAGATTCTCAAAACTCAGGGGGCACGGGAACGTCACCGGGAACGCAAAGTTATCTTGCGGTTAGGAGCTAATGGCTCGTAAAACAAAACTTATAGCCGCACAACGATCGTTCGTGGGGGGCGAGATTAGCCCTACGTCAATAATGGATATTCGGCGGGAGCGGTATTCGGATTCGGCTAAGCAATTGAGGAACGTGTACGTAAGCCCCGAGGGGTATGCGTTTCGACGGGAAGGACTAGAGTATGTTGCTGCCACAACGTCGAACCAAGAAGCTCGTTTAATTAATTTTGAGTTTAACAACATTCAAACATATTTGTTGGTGTTTACGGCTGGCGAGTTCAAAGTGTATAAAGATGATGTTTTGCAAGCGACGGTTAGCAGCGCGCCAATATCTACGCTAACCGTATCGCAAATAAGAGAGATGGATTTTACGCAATCAGCGGACACTTTAATTTTAGTGCACCCGGATGTTGCGCCGATTCAAATTCAGCGAACGTCGCATACAGCATGGACAGCGGCTTACATTACGTTTGAGCACATTCCGGTGTATGCGTTTACTGGCGTGACCGTGACGGAGCCCGCAACCAATCATTTAACGTTAGCTTCGGTTAGCGGGCGAGACGTTACCGCAACTTCTACGCACAATGTATTTAGCGCAAGCAGCGTTAACCAGTACATAATTGGGAAGAAAGGCGGCATATTGTTTATTACGCAATATGTCAGCGCAACCCAAGTTATTGGGGATGTTCACGTTGATTTTCCGGGTACGTCGATTGACGCGGGCGAGTGGGAGTACGAGTCGGGGTACGAACCGGCATGGAGCGCAAGTCGTGGGTGGCCGGTTAGTTTAACATTTTATCAATCGCGGCTGTGGTTTGGTGGAAGCAAATCGCGTCCACAAACGCTTTGGGGGTCTAAGGTTAGTTATTTTTACAACTTTGATCTTAATGGGAGTAATGCTGCCGACGCGATTGATGTGACTTTGGATAGTGACGAGCTTAATGCGATTCAGCGAGTGTACCCGGGGCGGACGTTTCAAATTTTTACTACGGCGGGCGAATACTACATACCGAACCGAGATACCGAGCCGATTACGCCAGAGAACATATCGGTGTTACCGGCGACTGGCCATGGGGCTAGTGCCGTTACGCCGGTGTCGGTGGATGGCGCAACGATTTTTGTTCAAAACAATGGTCGTGTTATCCGAGAGTTTGTATACAACGATGTTGAAAAAAGTTATAATGCGGCCAACGTTTCGATATATTCGTCGCATTTGATTAACGCTTCTCGGAGTTTGGT